TACAATTGATACCGGTTCTTTAACGATTGGTTCTTCAGTTTTAGCTGGTGTAGAAGGTGGTTCTTCTTTAACAATATTCACATCTTCTACTTCACGAGTTTCTTCATTGTCTTTGTATTCATTGTATTTCTTGTGGTGGATGTTCCAATAGTGCATAGCAATCTTCTTGGAGTTTATCCAATCACCACATATCTTACATTTCTTTTCTGTCATAATATCACCTCACTTTTATTTGTTATATATTTATATTACCACCCATCAAATGGGTCTATTTCATAATGTTGCTGTTTGTTTTCATCAGTTTCAGGATTATATAAAGCTTGTTTTTCAATTTTATTTTCCAATTCATTATTGATAGCAAGTATATCGCCAGATGCAGCAACTGTACTATGTTCTCTTGAATGGTCAGGAGTAACAATAGTAGCACTTGGCTCGTGTTTGCCAAAATCCCAGTCAACATTAAATGTTTCACCAAGTTCAACATAGCTTCTCAAATGTTCCATATTGTCATCATTAGCATTAAGTTCATCTACATTTTCGTGTGAATTTCTCCATACTCGTAGATTGAATGTATATGTAATTGGTTGACTTAAGAAATTAGTACCTTCAGCATGGTCTTTTACATTTATGACTTCATAGTATAAGTCATTGAAATGGAAATACATTAAATCACCAATTTTAGGCAATAATGATTCATATGCTTCAGGATTTTCAGTCTTCCAATCATATCTTGATGCTTCTAGAAAATGTTGGATTGTGCACTGTACAGTAACAATTTCTGTATAAATCATGCCTTGCATTTGATATTGTTTCTGTAGTTGAGGTATATTTTCAGCATATACTTGCAATTCAAATCTTCTTTTAACATTTTCCAATTGGTCTTCACCAAGTAAGGGGTCAAATTTAGTATCGTGTTCTTTAACGAAGTAAGTAATTTCAAATCCAAATTTATTATATGCTTCAGATGTTAAAGATGCCATTAATGCCGCTTCCGCACCATAACAGTCATTATTTAGAGCATCAAAAGGTCTAGGCTGATTCCAGTCAGTAGTTGGAGGACAACCATTACTAAAAATCTTTTGAAATTCTTGGTTAAAATCGGTCATATCCATATATTTATGTTAAATTTTATTTACTTTTTCAGGATATAAAGTGATTGACAGTTTAAACTTATATTTGTATATTTGTACTAGAGGTAATAACTATGAGTGATTTCGGACCACATTTTGCAACCGGTTCAACAATTGGGTTTGTTGGTGTAGGTGTATCAGTTCTAATGACTACAGAACATACAATGTTATCAGTTGGTGCCCCACTTGTAGCTGGTATTGCTGGTGCTTTGAATCCTGATATGGATATTAAATCCAAATCCTCTACAGTAATGTATTTTCTATTCCTATGTCTTGGTGCATACCTAATGTTCATAGGTAATTATTACATGGCATTCGCCATAATGGTTTATTCAATTATACCACAGTTCTGCAAACATCGTGGGTTTATCCATTCATTCATATTTGGACTAATTGCGACAGGTGTTCTGTATCTAATTTCAATTTATCTATTCAATTTCACTACAATTCTAACAGCGATTGTGTGTGGAACATATTTTGCAGGTTTTCTTTCTCATAAGATTTTGGATGAACTATGACTCACGATGATGTTAAAAAACTTTTAAAGAAATATAATTTGAAATATTCTTATATTAGAGATCTATCGTATCATAATTTGGAATATAAAGATATTGTTTTTGGTGATATAGATTGTTTTGGTGACGCCTGGTATTTAAAGATGTATGTTCCAATATATAAGGAAACATTTAATCTAATAGAAGTGGAAAAAAGAATACAAGAAGAAATTAAAAAAATTAAACAATATCACATAAGAAATAAAAAACTAGAAATGTTAAAGGATTTTATATGAGTACAACAGTATGGCCTAAAATAAAGAAATATGAAGATGTCCGTGCATCATTTAATGTTCTTATATCAATCCACGAAGAAGACCATAGAACTGATAATCAGTATATTATTTACTATGATACAGAACATAATGAAATATCTTCCGGCTGGATTAGGTCAAATAAAAACTGTAAATTTAATATCAATTATAAGATGAATATGAAAGATGCTCGTGTAATGTCTAAGGAAAAATATGCTGAAATTGTATGCAATATAACTAAAGAAATCAAAAAAGAAATGATTAAGAAACAACTTGTAAATATGGAACAGGATTTTGAATGATTACTAAACGATTATTACGGCTTCCAAATGCAATATTTCAAAATTGGGTAGATATAGTAAGAAAAGAAGGTGTTACTGATGAACAGATCAATGAGATTATTGAATATTACAATAATGCCTGTACGGTTGTATGGTGTAGTAATATCGAGATTAAACGAATGATTTTAACAACATTACCTGAACATATTACTTGTAGAAATAACAATACAATAGCAATTAGAAAAGATTATCTTGATGAATTTATGGATTGTATGAAGTTATTTTACATGGGAATTAAACAACAAGAAATAGAAAACAAGCTTATAGAACTGGAGAATGATTTTGCTAAGACCTAATTAGAGGATATATGATGGATTATAATTTAAAACATTCAATTGCTAATAGAATGATGCAGTATGTTGAGCATTACTATAAAAGGATAGCAGTACATCCAGACAGTAAAAAGTTAATGTATGGTGTGTTTGCCGATATTAATGAAACTTTTGATAGATGCGATAACACCGGTATGATGATACATAAGCATAGAAATAGTGATGTTTCTAAAGGATTTAAGCGATATGTGTTTAAAGGATTTAATTGGACTGAAGAAACTTTGATGTTTGAACTTGATAAGTTATATAAAAAATATGTTATCAAAATCAAAATTGAAAAACTAAACAAAGATTTCATTTAAAAAACACGATTCAATTAGAACCGTGTTTTATTTTTAATCTAAATGCGTTTCAAGTATATTTAGAACATCGTTTATATTGCCGAACTTCCTGATAAATTGATTTATCTGTTGCTTCGTCTATTATAGACACTGTATAATTTTTATCATATGTTTCGTCAATTTTTACGGCAACTTCATCATAATCAAAATATATGTTGTCTTTATTCAATTTTGCAGAAATTCCATAGTTTTCTTTTATGATTCTTGCCAGGCTGTCAAGTGAACTATTGTTCCCATCTACAACCTCAAATCCAGCTATTTTAAGCTTATTTATGGCTTCATTTATATTCATTTTATTTACCTCATTTTATGTTTGTTTTTATTTGAAATTCTTGATTAGACCAATTTCTTTATCAAGTGCTTCAATAGTATCACCAAATAAGTTTTCTAGACTTACTTTAGTGCTATATTGTGATTTCAAATCTATCAAGCTATCACGGAATGCTTCAAGTTTCAATAAAGCATTGCTGACATCAAATAGTTCATCGTTGATTACATAAGTCTTACTATTGGCTTTGAACTTGATGCCCATAGATAGTACAGTTTCCACAAGTTTATCTGCAAAATCTCTAATAATATCATAGATTGCTTCAAAGTGTGTATGATGGAAACCCGATTCACAAGACCAGTGATATACTTGGACTTTATTACTAAAGGTTAATGCATCCAAAGCAAAACTGAATAGTTTTTCAATTTCAGCTTCCTTTGTGCCCGCTAGATATGTCAAAAAATTGTCTGGTAATTGTTCTACTTCGTTCATGTTTAATACCTCTATATGTTATATTTATAATATAGTGCCAAGTCCTCTGTTTTATCAGAGTGACATACTTCATGAAAGTTAATAAAATTTTACATAATAATAAGTTTAAACTATTGACACTATATCCATTTTTTTTCTATATTTAAACTTAGAAAACAAAAACGAGGTAAACAATGACCAGTGAACAATATTATGCACCGGCTTACAATAAAATCCGTGAAATGAAGAATGCTGGTAAGGACCCTTACAAGAAGGCTTTTGATTATTTGGTTAAGGCAACCAATGAAGGTAAATGTCAGTTCACTGTATGGGAAAATAAATCTAAGAAACAGAAACTGTTTGACTTGACTATCAAACCGTCTCCATTTGGTTTTGATATTTTCTATGGTGATGGCTCCAATGGTGTTGAATGGCTTAAGTTGTCTAATTTTTCCTATCCCACTATGGCAGATACGGCGAAATGCTTGACCATTGAACTGCTTGGTCTTGCTTATAATCCTGATATTGCTTTCAAACAGTTTATGATTGATATTCAGCGTGCTGAAGGAATGGATGTCTAATAAGGAGAAACAACAATGATTACTTTCTATAATAAGACCGATGTTCAGGAATTTACTTGTCTTGGTGGTGTTTGCACCATCTATGGCTCAATCAATACTAAGTTGATGGAGGAAGTCAAGAAGTTAAATCGTGACTTTTCACCTGAATTTAAGGAATGGTTTATCCAGATGAAGGCAAAGTTTGACCACGGTTTGCCTATGCATGGAGATGAAAATGATTGGTGGTGGAAGCCTGCTATGCGTATTCAAATTCCTGGTGTGAAGTTCCCTGGCGAAGAAGGATATTAAGTATAAATAATCTAGATGTATTATTATGAAGCTTGAATTTAGTAAATACACAGATATCACATCTTTTGCAAAGAAAGTAAATCCAGACATTTTTAATGTTTACAAGAATGTTTTCATTTGTCCTGATACATTGAATTGGTGGCTTGCCACTATTCATGAAGGTATAAATGAAGACTATGAAGAAGATCCTGATGTATTTCTAGTTGAACGCGATAAGATTTATTATCCTGAATATTCAAGAGTGAATAACCGTTTTCTAAATCAAAATGTAGTAAGAGAAGTTCTTGAAAACTGGGATGCTAGTTCATGGGATAATGAAGAGGCAGATAGCCTTGAAGAAGCCATTGAATTGATTGATGGCGGATATGGAATAATTCCTGAAGATTAAACTTCTATTTATATAAAAGTTAGGGAAAGTACTGCGAATACTTTCACAATCACTATCAGAGGTAAGTGACTGTTCTTTTAAACTTCTACTTGTGTGTTACCAATACAATGCTTTGCACCGGCAAACCATGCAAACAGGGATGTTGTTTACAAGTTGTTTTACAGGATTATCACCTAATGTAATTTTTCCTGTTGTGGTTCTTACATTTACATCGCCCATAGCACTTATTGTTGTTGAGCCATACGAATTTATATTAACATTACCGCTAACATTTACATTCAAATTACCCGGTCCGGCAGAATAGATATTGGTTGCAATATTGATATTACCGTCTGGGTCAATTTTTGTAACAACACCAGTATGATGTGTGAAAGCAATTTCACCTGATTTCTTATTCATAACAAGCATGTCATTATTGTCAGTCTGGAACAATACCATTGTATGAGGATAGTCCTCAGTGCGAGTCAACCAGTCATGAAAATTACCTTCTTTGGATGTATATGCAGCATTAAAGGCTACTGCATTATAAACAGGCTTCATTTCATCACCATTATCAAAATATCCACGAAGAATAGTATTTAATTCAGGAACAATGAAATTACCTTTTGTGGAAGTCCAAGATTGAATATCGGGTACTGCCCAAGGAATATTGTTTAGTGCCAAATCATCATAATATCCATAGATTTTAATTTGTACACGGCCAAGTTTGTCTGGGTCAACATTATTAACAACTATACCAGTCCAAGTCTTGTGGTCTTCTTTTATTGCTTTTGGTAGTATCTGTTCTGTATTGATACTATCAGTCTTTCCTTTCATTAACTGTCTAAACTGGTCTATGTCTCTCATGATTTAGATTTCTCCAATTCTTCCTCAAATGCACCTTTACCAAATGTACCATCGGTCACCGCTTTTACTTGCATTGTATATGAATGGTTAGCCATAAAGCAGTGTTTGATACCACATATTATATAGTTTCCAGAATGAATCTTATCCATACCATCTGCATTTGAAAAATCTATGTGTATTTTGTCAGCAATAGTAGGTCTACAGATGTTTTCCATAAATGTTTTTGGTTGTCTGTGAACATCCACGAATAAGTTTACAAAGTTCTGGAAAAATCCTCTTCTAATCATTTCATTATGTGCCGGTGCAAGGTCATAATGTGAATGATAGTCTTTAAAGTGCATACCACAATTTACATTCTTTGATACATTTTCTATCTGTGTTGCAGCTTTATTGCTTCGTGTTGCCAAATATGGCTCATCATGCTGATAATTTATAATTCTATACTTACCTTTCGTGATATTGTCTAGCAATTCACCAATCAAAATATCAGACACAGACAAATCTTGAGTAGCAAGAAGAATGTCTGTAATCATATTTGTAAAATTAATGTCAGCAAATTCAATATCTTTATCAGTCAAATCAGTCCAATTATAAGGTGTGTAATATGTTTCTTTAACTTTATATCCACCTTGGTTTAATATCGGACCGGCTGCATTTAGGAAGTCAACATCACCAAATAGCATCGGTTTCTGAGCATCGTCTGAACCATTTTCATAATAATATTTTATCTGTTTAAATTTTGCTAATGGTTTTTGTTCAGCCAATGTTTTTATGGAAGTATAGATTGTTTGACCGAACTTGTCTGTATATAGAATTGGTGCATCATCTTCAGATATCCAAGCATGGTCAGTAATCTTTTCTATGAATTGAGCTCTTGTTTGATTACAGTTTATCCATAATGACGAATCTGCAAAACTACATTTCGTAACAAGTTTCAATGGTGTTTCGTCTAATACTTCATGAATTGCTTCATCAGATGTCTTTTCATCTCGAGTAACTAATGATACCAAAGTAGTTTTAGGATATGTGGTTATTTGGTTCAAATAGTTCTGGGCGTTGTATATACCAATGATAGTATAGGAATAGTATCCTGACGCAAGGTCTGGCAAGCAATCTATACTCTGAACACAATATTCACCTTCTATGTAAGGTTTCGGTTCATCTTTGTTCGGATCAATGTTCGGTGTTATAGTTATATACAGAACATCTCCATTTTTTATATTGAAACCTGTAAAGAATGCACCTTTATCATCTATTTTAAGTTTAAATGTAGGAAGTAAACTAAACATAGTTTCTTCAATTTCTAGTGATGTGATAAGATTGGCTGGAATTAAGACACCTTCTTTCTTATCATTTAGGCGAATGTTGTATATTTCGTCTGTATAATTATATTTGGCAGTTCCACCATTTTGTGTTGCAACAGATGCTATATTTTCCATTTGTTACTCCTACTTCAAGGTGAATGTAATGCCTTTATTTCCTGTAGTCCAGCCATTTACATTGAAATGCTTAATTATCTCATAAGACTGTTTTAATGTCTTTGGTGCTTCAAATCCAGCAAATGCTTTATCATTCAATGCCATTAGATAATTAGCATTTTGAACTTTCAAATATACGAATAAATGTGCAGCAGCAACAATATCAAGCAAATGTGGTGTTTCATTGTATAGTTCAGTCATATTGTTGGCAAGTTCATAACTTTCTTTTACATTATTTTGCAACAATAACATAGTTTTCTTTATTTGTTCTGGATTCTTTGATAAAAGATCCTCTAAATTTTCAGCACATTTCATAGTTAAGTCTTCATAGTCGGGATTTGTATTGAATAGACGATAAATTGAGAACATAATGGACTTATTCATCTGTTTAAATCCATTTACACCAGCAATAGATGAATGATTACCTTTAACTTCTATCCTATTGCCATTATCATCAGTCAAATCACCACTTTCAAATGAAAAATTTATGTTCTTGAAACAAGAAACTAATAGAAATTCACCTTTACCTATTGCGGGCTGATGTGTTGTCACTGTTAAAGCGTGTTGTAAGTATTCTGGCTTCAAATATGAATCCAATTTAGACTTGGTTAAGAATTCTGATAGCTTTATAGGTCCAAAATTTTGGAATGTGAATATGTTTTTATTCAGTTGTTCAAATAAGTCTTTTGGACTAACAACCAGATCATTCAATAAGATGGCTTTATGTTTATCCATTAGTTCTGGATGTTTACCACATTTCTTTTCTGTCCAGAATTCCTTAAGATATTTTGATAATTCTCCACCATTGACAACAGTACGAACTTGATTTAAATCGGCGTTGCCTAAACTTGTGAAATTACCATTATTATCTTTTGTATATATTTCAGCCATATAGTATGTATTATTATAAATTTATAAAGTCACCGCGATATATTATTTTTTTCACACAATTAGAATCAACTAGATATACTGTATAAATTGTATCATCTGTATTACTAAATATTTGTGCTTTTTCTGTCTCATCAGTTATATTAAATATTTCACAATATTTTTCTTTTATATCATCAATATTAGCAGGAGTATCTTCTAATACAATTCTATTATTTCTATTGCTTATAGTAGTCTCAACTATTGATTTAATTGGCTCTACATCTGGAAAATCAGAACTTTCTAGTTTAGTAAACTTTTTATTATCTTTGTTATTTAATGCTTTATAAACATCAACAAAGTCTATTTCATATACATCGTTTGATGATCTTGGTAGTGGTACATATAATTTATCTGGTGTATATAGAGCATTCTGTATATAATATTTGTCAATGATTCCTTCATAAGTTTCAGAATCATCAACAATTCTCTTTCTATATTTTCCTAATATATGTGCATGACCTCTAACAGCAAACAATTTTGGTATATAACCAACAGAACCACCACCTTCAAAATCAGTATTTATCAATTGGAATGAGTCCTTTTCAACAGAAAATACATCCAATGAATAACTATTTTTTGTAGGATATGAAATTGAAGCATATTCACCAGGTGAATGTGGGTCATAAGAAGCATTATTTTGACCATTACCAACGGCAACGAGCTTATATAAAGAATAATCTCCTTCATTAGCAGTTAATGCTCTATATTGTTGTAATTTATCATTGAAATACGAATCGTTCTGATTATTGAAATATAAAGTCTTATCACTTCCACCATTCTGCATTATGTATGGTGATGTATATGAATTATCATGACCGAATATCACTGAATATACAGACCAATCATCATTTATTGGATATGCTCGAGTCAAAGCAAGGTTTTCAAAACCAATGGCTGCAAAATTACCAATGTTTGCAACAGTAGGATCTGGAAGAGAGTTCTTAATCGTAACAGTATCCAATTCATCTGGATATTTTCTAAGGTCAGTGACTGTTACATGTTCAGAACTAACGAGTGGATATATATTTCTTGAATGATAATTCTTACCAATGTAGGTGTTGTTATTAATAGCACCTTTAATGTCAACATAAGTTAATATATTGTCTGAACCGATGAATGAAATGTTGTTTGGCTTCTCAAGTGGGTCAACAGTCTTATGTGAACTTAAATTCATAGAATTGAATAACAGTATATCATTTAACCAAGTCATGCTGTTATTATGTGAATCAAAGAAAACAGAATCAGTTGTATTAGTTATACTATTATTATAAGACTTATTTCCATAGAATGATATGCCTGAACTAGATTTAACCGTTATATTTTCAGCACGAATTTCAAATATGTCATAAGATGCATCATAATTACTATTAATACTAGCAAGTCTAAAATATTTGTCCGTTGAAGATATATTGCCATACCAGCTTGATGTTATTGTGGTACCTTGTTGAACAATACCGGTCATAAAACCATCACACATTTTTAGTCTATAATTTGTAGCATCAGATATATCTAATCTTTCAAAATATTCTGGTAATATATCTACTTGTATTGCCTTATTTCCAATATCTTGACCCATTAAGAATGAGTTTTCTGTTTGACTATATTTGAAAATGAATGAATTTATATCATAAGTAGGAGTATCTCCAGCAGTACATGAACTACAGGTCAACATTAACTGTGGTGTGGTTATTTTTGAATTATAACCATCTTTACTGAATATATTTACTGTTCCTGCACTATTACCAACATTCCATATATTGTTAATCTTATAAAATTCATCAGCCAATGATATGTTGCTTGGAAAGAAATTACCTTTAATGCTAACATTACTTAAATAATATATAGTTCCTGTTATTGCATTTTCATAATTTGGCGCTGGTGTTAGGAATAAATAATCATTTATCTTAGTAGTGTAAAGATCCTTCATTTCAGAATTTAAATTTGTAAAAGTATTTGAGATATAATAATTATCACTTATAGGTTCTTCACCAATAGCAAAATGAATTGTTACTGACTGTGTATTATTTGGATTAATACCCATTGAATCAGTAATAATAGCAGCCAAGAATGTCTTATTATTTTCAGTTATGCTATAAGTATTTTTATTATAGTCAGTTATAACATTTATATCTTCACCAATGACTAGAATTGCATCAAAAGTATCATTTAAACCATCAATACTTTCTTTATCAAGACCTTTATCTATCTTTATGTTATATGAACCAAAATAATAGTTATCATCATTACTTACTTCTAGGTTTGGAATGTAAGTAGTATCAAAATAACTATGATCTTTATTATATATGATAGTATCATTTGATGTAATAAAATCGTTTAGTGTTAAGGTCTTTTTATCTTCAGTTCTAGATATTAAATGGTCAGTATCTTTTAAAAATACATAGCCTTTAATTTGAAAACTTATTGAGTTTTCAAGTATTCTTTGCTTACATTGATTTGTTATACAGACTTCCATTATTCCACTACTAACCAATCATTATGATAACTTATAAATTCCTTTGCATATAGATTATATATTGTCACTTGTTCAGAATCAGTACTACCATATTTAACGATTTTATCCTCGCCGGTATTATTTTGAACAAGCAATATAGTTTTATCTGCGGCAGCATCTGTATAAGTAGCAGCACCAACTCGAGTTGCTAATTCATCAATAGTGACTGTTGAATCACTTGATTGAAGTTCAACTATAAAATATGAAGGTATATTGTTAGAAATGTTATCTATGTGTGCAGATATTGCATCTAACTTATTTTGATATTCGTTCTTTACATTTATATTCTCTTTTAAGGAATTATATAAATCTTCAAATGGAATATCACACTCTACAACAGCAGTTCCTTGGGAATTCTTTTGTGTAAATGTAATACCACTAAAACTATATTTTGCATAATATTGCATGCTTGTATTTAATGTATTATTAGTTCCATTTATCCTAATATAGCCATCAGAATTAACCGTAAATATATTATGTCTATCGTTATATAGGTTATTCTTATAAGCTATATTATATGAATTAATGTCATCATCAGTAAATTCATTTTCATATACAGCTTTATATACTGAAGATAGATAATTATATTTATCTTTAGATAATGAACCATCACCAACCACAAGAATATCATTTTCTTCAGGATTTTTATTGAATTGACCCAATATAATCTTATTAGTACAATTATTACAATATAATCCTTTACCAATAGCAATTATATTGTTTGAATTTTCAATCCAGCCATAATCATTACCAATAGATACGATATTTCTATCTTTTGCATCAGTATTGTATATAAAACAATTATTTGAATTGATTAAGACTTTCTGGCTATTTGGTGTATCATCAGATGCATAATAGTTATTATTGGAATTTATAAAAGTTATACCATTTGCAGAAATAGTTTGACCTCTAATAATGTTATTATCAGACTTATAGAATGACATATCATTTGCTGATATTATCTCTTTATTATCCGTAATATATTTTTGAAAACTATTACCATTTGAATTAATGAAATTCATGCCAGATAGATTAAATGTGTCAAGTTTATTATCGTGTGAATTTATAAATGAGTTATGTTGTGCACTTAAGTCTAATCTATTTCTATCAGAATAAATGAATAAGTTATTGGATGTTCCTTTAACACCTGTATAAGTAATATTTAAATCATTATCAGACATGCTATTATATAAAACATTACCATCACCAAGCAAGTCAAAGTTGACCTTATCACCTGCATAATAAGCATTTTCTGTAATACGGAAATGGTTTGCACCCAAACAACCGTTAGTATTGATATTTCCTGATGTATAAGAAAAAGAAATCCTATCACCATGCCAGGATTTATCGTCTTTAGAAGTATCTATCAAATCAAATACTATTTGTGGTATTGTTGAAGATGCTTCCGTAACAATATTTAATTTACCAAAAGAATTATATGCGGTTAAGGTATCACTCATTATTTTAACCTATTAACAAATTTGTTGTGCCACCAAAGGTATTAATTTCTCTCAAGTTTTTGTTGGTTTTTCCATTATTTATAATATGGATTCCATCTTGTAAATTATTTTGATATATGCTATCGGCATAAACATGGTCTTCAGTGAAATGAAAATGAATATTTACATTGAATGTGAGTAATGGATCTTGATTATTTAATATCCAAATTTTCTTATCATTATCACCTTCATCAGCAAAATATGTAATCAAAGATACATATTTGTCTTGTTCTTCATAAAGTTCACATTTCAAATCACATTTTTCCTGGACATAAGGAACAGAAATAAATGCAATACCATCAATAGCCAAGTCATTATTATTTGAATTTTTAAATGTAATTGTGTTTGGGTCAATGGAAATATTTATGGATACATCATTATCACTATTATAAGAACAATGTATAGGAATTAAATTATTCAGATTAGGTTCTTTAGCCAATTCATTATAAGCATCTTGGTTTTCGGGATTTAGTACACCATTGTAATCATAGGGTAAGTTTGTAAATAGAACTGTAGTTTTCGTAACTAAATCATTCCAAGTTATAACATTTGAATAATTATTCTGTGAATTATGCATGTTATATAGAAAATTATTCTTGTCAATGAAAAGAACAGCACCGATAATACCAAATTTTATGCCATTATTCTGTTTTACAAAATTTGATTTTGAATTTTGAGTTAATATGCAATCTACATTATCGTAATATTTAATATTTTCCATTGACTACCCATTAATAGCATCTAATATATTTAGAACCTGGTATACTTTTTATATTCATAAAAGATGAACCTTCACCTGATATAAGATTTTCATATATCTTATATAAACTTAACATTACATCTGGTTTATATGATTGCAAAATGAATGAACCATTATTTAGAGATATAGTCAAATCGTCAATATTTATCTTATAAGTAACTCTAGTTGAATCTCCAGCGATACAAGTAATTATTAGTTCAGGTGCATTATCAAATAATTTGCCAAATATTGTATAATAATTATTGTTATAATTAGTAAATTGAACATTTAGCTTATATGGTAAACCTAATAATGAACAGGTTTGATTTTCTTTATTTACTTTATATAAGAATTTACCTATATCAGAACCAGTCCATTTAGCAATATAATATATTACATTATTATCATAAATAGACTGTTCATTGAAATTTATTAGTGTAATGTCTTTATCAATATTTATTGTGTATTTAATGCTATCAAGTATCTTTGTAATTGGCTTGATGCTTTTAATTATTTCAATGAAATATTTGATATTATCATTTATAGACTTAAATGATACATGTGAGTTTACATCAATAGCAAATCTACCGGTCTGGAATAAGTCAGTAAAATCTTTGATACTTGATTCTTCAATAAAGTTTGGATTTTCTTCTATTGGATTTTCCTTTTTAACCCATAAGTTTATAATTTTACAACTTAAACTGAACATCTTCAATGTTCCAAATACACCAATGTTAGTGCCTTTAAACTTGTTATAATCAGGTAGATTTTCTAGAACATATTTAATGTTATTATAAACTTCCTGTTCATCTTTATAACCAAATGAGAATGTATTGAATGTATTTGTTATATTACTAATAGCTTCTTTATCAAATGGTATTTCATTACCAAATTCATTTGAGTAATGTTGCAATAAAGCATTCTCAATGGCATCAATGTCATTAAAGTTTCCTACACGGGCTACTTTTTCTAGACCAGAAATATTTAATTTCTTATCCAAGCCCATATAGAATGTGTTGATAAACAATTCAAACCATTCAATGAAGTCACCAAAGTCTGAATTTTTCAGATATGATGGCACAAATCTACGAATATTATATTTTCTTCCACCACCATCAACGAGCCAAGGTCCACATCTACCTGTATTATATGTTCTTTCTTTGATTAGTTCATCAATTTTTTCATTACCAGTTTCAACCCATGCTTCAACTTCAACATAACCATATTCTGTTATATTGTGAACTTTAAAATCACGTTGCCCAGTCAAAACATTATAACCACCTATTTCAGTTGGGTCATTGTATTCAATGAAATCATAAGTTGACATATCAATTTGACCAACAGATGGTTCAGTCAAATATGCTACTACAGGATAATTCCATAATGAAATATTAGGGTCTTGACAATTACATCTAACTGAACCATTTACATTACTTGTAACGAATAATGTTTCTGGCTCAAAATTATAGAATTTTATTTGAACCTTATCTAGATTCATTAAATCGTCAATGTCTAGTGTATCAAATTGAGTTTCATCAAAGTATTCAGTATAGTTTCCTGCTAAGTCCCATACATCAACAACGATATTTCCAGAACATTTATTACCATCCTTAATATAGTCAATCCATTCTTTAATAGTTGTAACATTATCTGGTATAGTGTTTAAATATAATAAGTCAGTTGGTATTGGGTCATTTTCTGTATAACCAATTTTCAATAGTTCACTTGGTGAAGCAAAGAAACGATTTTTCTTATTATAATCAGAACCATATGACTTTGTTTCTTTACCTGATATTAAATCAAATTCAAGAACATAGGTATTTTTCTTATAATAAGAAATTTTTGTGTTTACTATCCATTTGTTATCATAGTCTGGAAAATAAGTTCCTTTATATGTTTCTATTGATGTTTCAGGTCTTGAAAAATCATAAAGAAGTATATAACCATCTTCAACTTTATCTTGATATGCACCATTATAACTATCTGGTACTTTCAATTTTATTGTGAATTGCTTATAGTCCAAACCAGATTCATCTTTAAACTGATATTCAAAATGTCTTGCAGAATCACTAACGATTACATGCTTATCATCAATAATGTTATATGTTGGAGATAAACTGATATAGTCTGTCAATGTGGATGTGTTATCCACAATTTCCGGTGGAATTGGGTCAACGGTTACAGGACCAACCTGTGTAGATAATTGTAGTAATGAATCTTCATCTGGTCTTAAATATCTAATGTCTCCTTCAACAAGAGCAAGATTTAAATACCATTGTTTATCAAGTCTGTTTTTCTTACCATCACCATCAAAATCTATACCAGGAACATATGATATTGTATTTGGGTTAGCACCAGTTTCTTCAGTAGGTGCTAAAGTCCAAGTTTTGTCTTTAGCTTTATCGTATATGATAGGATTAATAGTAATTATGCCATTTTCAGTATCATTTGAATCGCATTGATATACAAATTCATCTGTCGGTTTTCTTGATACTGATACGATTGATTTAGTTTGCTTTAACATTTTAATCCTCCCATATACCTAGAGAATCAAAACTTCTCTTATCCAACTGTGTGAACTTTATAATCGGCCAGTCTTTTTCACACTGTCTAGCATAACTAGAAATAATGAATATTCTTTTTACTATTGGTTTTTTGACTGTAATCATTGTTTCACGTTTACTATTGTTAATTATATGGTTCATTAGTTCAGGTTTATATTTATTAAGTTTCTTACATAGATTATATGAAAGATCTCTTGTGGCTTTATTCAAATCAGCCTCATTACAACATTCAATGAAACCATATAAGTCTTTAGTCAATAGAACTCTTGCTTTGAAATTATCCCAGTCAGTACATAGTTTTTCTTTATCTTCTCCAAGTAAAGGAACATATTTTTCAGTACACCAATTGTTTATGTTTTGTCTATTCCAAAGGTATTTCTTAATAATTTGTTCTTTTAGTGTTTTTAGTTCAGATTTAAATGTTTCGGAATAGGTTATAAAATCAGTCCATTCTTTTGAATCTTCAGCAGTAATTACACGATTTATAAATTCCTCATAATATCTAGTTCCTTCAATCTGAATTATACATTCAGCTCTTTCAAATGGGTTGTTATTACCCTGATATATTTCATTTGGATTTATTGAACATTGATATATGTCCGCAACTGCAATATTTTTCAATGTCTGAACTAGAACAGAATATGGGCACTGAACATATCCACTAAAAACACTTTTGGCTAAAACACCTTCCAATTCTTTCTTTGACAATGGAAGAGTAGTCTTTTGAATATTAAATATCTCACTGTAACTTAACATATACAAATACCTTTAATATATTTATATGTGCCATTTTGTAAATGAAATTTTACAAAAAATTTATTGACTTTTGTTAAATAAGATTATATATTTAATTATAGAAAAACAAAAAACGGAACCTCTGCCCAGGAAACTGGGCATTTTTTATATTAAAAAACCACCAAATTGATTAGTGGTTTTAATGTTTTTAGTGACTATGACCATATCGTCTTAGTTCACAATCATTTCGTGTTTCTACTGTATAAATATCTGGCTCATGTTCATTTATCTTCAAGCAAGAAACCATTTTCATTAAGTATTTGCTTGGCAGTTTTAAAATCCATTGATTCTACTTCCATATCATAATGAACATAGTGAATATTGTCTTTTTCGGGTTCTTCTTTATCTTCAGTTTTATACTTATCTAATATGTCAGTATATCTATATGGTCTTCTATCATTATCAAACATTGCAGAAGCATAAACATCATAACATTCAGGAGTTATGCTAAAAAATGAATACATACCTTCTTTTTTATTCAAGAAACAATAATTATAATTTGTAAGAACATAGTCTAAAGATTGCCAATTATTAAATAAATTGGAAAGATATTTTCTTTGGCAATAGTTATTGTTGTCTAGTATAGTCTCAACAACTTTACATAAATTTGTTCTACTTCCATCTTTTTTAATGAAATTCTTTTTTGTAAGCATTATATATTCTCCAAATTTTTAACATTGAACTTCTTAATAAGTTGCCATTTATATTTTTCAGCATGGGGTAGAACGAAAATACGGACATTGTGTTCTTCTATTTCTTCAGGATTTATGACTGTAATCATATTCCATTTTTGTAAACAGAAAGCAATTGAGTTTCGTCTTTCTATATCTTCCATACTAACATTTCCAAATCCAGGAAAACCATCTTTTCCACGGCCTAAGACAAATAATTGTTTAAAATGACCAATATAATAAGTATCAAACTGTTTCAACAAATGACAGGACTGATATAAAATTTTATTTTTGTTGTCGGGAATACCCATTCTGGTTAAAGTTTCTTCAACAATAGATGGTTCAACCAGTAATTTTACCTCCAACAACTTATTTGTTTTCATATTCATAAATTCACCTATTTAAGATTTAGAGGTTGTGGTTTCCATTCAAAATCTTTCAATTCATTTTCAAAGATACTCTGTGCAACATCCAATGGCTCAAGTTCAGTTGTAGCCGTAGGATTCAAGAATTCTTTGGATAAGATATCACGAACCGTTGTATATCTTATCAAGTCTGATTCATCCAATTTTGAAAATCCATAATTCTCATAACCATTCTGAGAATAAATCTGTTTTATATTTTTTGCCAATTCACTAACATCAAGAATATGCTTATTGTAGAATAAGTATTTCTTTTCATTAACTATCTTGGCTGTCCATATATCAGGATTTATTTCATTCAGATAGTCATAAATGCCTTTTTCTTTTATTGGTGCAGGCTTGACAATCTTATCAACAACCTGTTTTACTTTAACTTCAGGAACACTAATCACATTACGATTATATGCTTTATTCTGATTTAACTTCACATATTCACTAAAAGAAATTGCATTATTCATAATGTATTTATAATTTTACCAAAAATATATTGACAAATCATTGATAAGTTTATATATTTAAACATAGAAACAACAAATAATTCAATCAAGTGGTTAATAAAATGAAAGCAATAACATTATCTGATATTACTTCTATTTCCGATGTGTGGAAAGAAAAGTGGTATAAATTAACTGAAATCAGACAATTTTATGATAAATTTCTTATACAAGATAAAATATTATTTAATTTTATTGATAAAGCCAATGTAATTTTTGATATTTTGGTTGAACATTCATATAGTATGTTTGATAAACAAAATCCAGAACCTAATATTAGAGGACAAATTCATGCTCAATGGATGTATAATAGAGAATGTTATGTTAGAGATAGATTTTTATCTGTATGGAATCGTATAATTGTTAATAATAACAAATTTATGGAATTAGATAAAAAACTAATAATATATCAAAAAAAACTTGAAATGAATAGTGATTTTACTTACTAATAATCCTATTGAATACATGCACGAACCTTCCGTCATTACTGACATAAGGAATTTTAAATCTTAAAGCATGTTCTTCCACTATATTCTCGACTTCTGCATTGGATCTGTCAATAGTGACAGGAACCCAATATTCAATCTGGTCAAATACAGTAGTTATTAAGCCATCCACATCAGTTGAATTTTCAAATAATATCTGATATAGTGGAGACGAAAATGATAAATTGAATATTCTTTCGTATGGTTCAGTACATAGAACCATCTCAATGGCTTGGTCTAGAGCATCTGTACCATAAATGTCTATCTTAGTAGGAATTTTTTCTGCATTTAAGTCATAGTACGGGTTTACTATCTTAGAATTGTCAATATTTTTAAAGTCAGAATTAGCACTTAATGGTAGCATTATTTAAGCCTCATGATTGTTTCAGGAACATTGTGAAATATCGTTCCTGTTGGATTATTCTTATTTCCTTCAGTCACTTGCACATCAAATATGCGAATATTGCCCGGAGATAGCGGCTCTTCAATAAGCTTAGCTACACAGGATGTATTATTGTTAGTTATGATAACTATATCACCAACTTGCAAAGTATGCTCAGGATGCGAGTCCTGGCCAGTACTGAATGACGGAAAATCTTCTTTTAAATTTTTAGCTGTAATTACAGCATCTCGTAATATATCTGCAATCCATTTAGGACATTTTTGGTCAGTTGCCACTTTCTTGCAGGCATCAAATAATATATCTCTTTGTTTTTCGTATATTGACATAACTTCATCTCACTACATAGATTTAACAACATCTTTATCAGCAGTATAACCAACAAGTTCCATTCTTTCATTTATGGATTTCTGAATATCTTTATTATCGTGTAATGTTACTTGTATTGCTCCTTGTAAGGTTGATACAACATATTCTTCACCATTTTCATCAGTATAGTATAAAGCAGCATTCTTATCATAAGTATTACCATCATCATTTAGATAATATTCATCATTAACTTTAACTAATTCACCTACATTTTGTAAATCACTGGCAGAATAAGATTTTATAATAGCATTACCTTCACTATCAAAGAAATTAAAAGATATAGTTCCATTTGTATCATCAATCTTCATAGCAGCAAGAAATGTATCTGTATCAATATCTTCAATATTTTCTTCTTCTGAAAACCAGTTTTTAAATTTACGAGTCTTCATTTTAAAATATTGATAACATACATTTTTCTTCCAGAAATTACCTTCTTGAATATCTTTCCAAGTTGCACCACCTGGGAATATGTTTGCGGCCAAATTGAAAGCATTATTTGCTGCACTTACCTGTGAGGGAGACAACATACTATCAATTAGTTTCTGCAATTCATTCTTGGAATTGTTTATTTGGTTTATTCTGCTATCAAAAGCATTTAGATAATATGCTGACAATTCACTATTAAGTTTATATCCACTACCACTTTCTTCAAGTCCTAATTTTGCTAAAGAATCATTGTAGAATGAATTAGCAGTTCTAATGTTTGAACATATTTCAGTGTCAATTAGTACACAGTCAAAGAACTTTTTCAATGTGTCTAGATAATCAAATATTCCACAATTAATCATACCATCAAAGTATTTTTGAAATCCACGGCGAATTCTTTCTTTATTTCTTTCTATCATCTGAAAGAATTCTTCCAAAGTATCTTTAAATCCTTTCAAAAGCATTTTGATGCCACTAATGCCAAAATTGTAAGTCAATCCGAAATTACAGAACGTTTCTTTAAACTGGTTGAAATCACCAATTACAGCATATAAGCTTTCTTGTGGTTTCTGATTATAGTTTGTATATTTTTTAAGTGTTCTAGACAATAATGAATTCGGATCTAATACTTCATCCAATAAAGCAGTACATTTGAACATTCCTTGACAAATGGCTGAGAAATCAAAATTTAAGACTTTATCGGTTAGCCATTTCTGGAATACTTTAATGCTATCCATTATCGTCTTTATAGTGACATCAACCACGAATCTACACCAAGACATTAAGGTATTAAAAAGTGTATTAAGTGAATCTAATACAAGTTTTTGGGTCTTTATGAGAACTTCTAATGATGCTTTAATCAATAGAAAACTACCATAAATGTATTCACATATTATATCACCAATACCCATTATAATTACCTTTAATTATCTGAATCTGGATTATCATTTAAGTAAATGAACCAATCATCATAATGTATTCCCAAATTGTATTTGATTATTTCAGCTGATTCATAGTCAACTGAACCTTCATCAAATTTTGTTGCTATACAGTTCTTTAAAACATAATTATATATGTTTGAACCTGTCTGGTCATACATCTGTATTTCTATTTGATTAAATGGATATACGAATTCTTTGTGTGGATAAGCTCGTTTAGCTGTTTCATCAAAATACATTTGACCATTTACAGTAGATTCTTTATAAGTCTTAATGAAATTCTTGAATATGAAATTGTTGTTTACTATATTAGAGTAAGCATAGAATGATAAATTGGTTTCACCACCATGTTTTCTCAATACCGGAAATGATTTTTCAGAACCAAAGTATTTGTGTGTAATTATATTTGTTTCAAATGCTGGTAAATCTGCTTTAATAGAAATAGAACTTGTATCTGTCGGATTGTTCAATGTATATCCAAACTTATTTTCTATACCAGAACCATCGGTGCAATAGAACTGAACACTAAATATCCAATTAACCAATGGATTTATAGGTGGTTTCTGATATATTTTCTTTACTAATTCCAAGCCCATATTTTACATCCATTACCTGTTTATTTCACAAGTATCATTTATACCAACAAAATTTTCGTTTATACTACCACCAACAGTCATAAAGTCATAACTAAAGGTAGCTGTATGAGATATTACTTCATCTTCAGATTCATATGATAAATCATTCTGGTCAATCTTATACATTATGCAATTATGGTATTCAATGACTGATAAAACATTCTTCTGTGCCTTAGCATAATCACTAATGTTTGAACCGGCTTTAACATTATCATAGGCATTTGGGTCAATCTGCATTATATATTCTGGCTTATGAATCAATAATCGTATTGTTCTATCTACTTTATTGAAGTTTTTATTGAAGGCATAGCCTTCTTTACCATAGAAATAAGAGTCACAAGTTATTTCGGCATGATATAGTTCTTCCAAAACTTTTGTAACATCCATATTAGTATTTTCATTGAATTTAATAGTCAAGTCACCACAAGGTTGACTTCTACCTGGTAATTTGGATTCTACACCAGCATAATAAACAGATATTAGATTACCATTTCTAGCACCCCACGAACAGCTCACAGCCGCTTGTGCTAATGTATCAGCATAGTTAATGACATATCCATTACCTTGAGCATCTCTGGTATTTACAAAATATGACTTGAAATCCAATTCCCAAGACCATTTTGGTATTGGTGGTGTATTATAGAAGGGATTATTCCAAATTGATGTTATAGCCATATATTACTATTTATGTACTCTTTGTTAGACCAGCTGGTGTAGGTCTTTGTTCAGATGTTTTTGGATTTGAAGACATTCTTGGAAGATTTGGAACACCTACATTTGGTTGTCTAGATTGACCTAAAGTCTTACTAATTCTTTCTTGTTCTGCCGCTTTAGTTTTTTGTTCATATTCTAAAGCATCTGCAGCAGCAATCATTTCACCATCAATTTCATCTAGTTCAGCTAAATCTTTCAAAGCTTGTTCTCTATTTGATTCCAATTCAAGTGCATCTGTTAATTCTTGTTCATTTGCATTAGTTGTTTGCAATAATTCCCATTCAGTATTGTTAATCAATTCTCTACCACTATCAAATGCATCAAGTGCTTTTTGTTTACGGCTATCAGTCAATGCCATGTCTTCCATTGTTGCAAGCAATTCTTCTCGAGCCTTATCAAAGGCTTGAACTGTAGCTTCACCATTTGATAATCCAGCAAGTTGTTCATTGACGAATGACATAATTTCTTTTCCATCACGAACCTGATCTTTATCTTTTCCAGATATTTTGTGTTTTTTATCTTTACCTTTTTCCCATGCTTTACTTTCCTTTTTAAATTTATCTTGTAGGGCATTTCTAACATCTTCTTCATGTGTAGTTTCTTTTGGTTCAACAGGTTTATCATCAGGAGAAATTTTATCTTCTTTTGTTTCAGGAACAGGTACTTCTTGGTAAATATCCATTTTATCAGCCAAGACATCTTCATTTATATTTTCTTTACTATAAGTATCAAATGTAAAATTGAATGTTATTTGACAAGGAGCATCAGACTGATAATCAAGATTATATAGGTTATAATTTACAATTTTGCAGTTTGTAAAGACATACTTATACACGAATCTATGTAATACATTATTAGCGACTTTTATAGTTATTCTAGGTATAACTCTAGAATTATAAACACCTATATTTTGACTTAAACCACTATTATTAAATTTTTGTAGAATATGATAAGTTGAATACGTTGTAAAAAAGTCTTCAAATTTGTTTATTACTTTTCCATTTTCATCGTAGTATATTCTTTCATAGAATGTTAATGAAAATTCTTTTGTAGCATCATATTTTGGTATTAAGAATGTTTGTGATACATTACCATAAGTCATTAATTCTTCTTCTTGTTCAAACTTAGGCACAGTAAAACCTACACATTCAGGATATTCTACTGATGTTGTATTTGCCTTAGTTTGTATATAGACAGCAAAGGCATCTGATAGCTTTATAGATTTTTTAGCAAAATAATTTCCTATTACATTCAATGCCATTATTTACCTATTTCTTGTCTATTTTTTGTATCTGTACTATCAACAACCGTTCTTTCACCAGTCCAAGTAGAGGTTTTAATTTCTTTTATTTCATTGTTTGATGTTATTGTTTGAGCATTTGCTAATACGAAATCACCCCATCCAGAAATTTGTTCTTTTGAGTTTCTTTCCCAGTTTGCTACAAAACCTGCTTCATGTGCAGCTTGTAATATGAAATCAATATCTTCTTTTGACATATTTTGAGGTAATAGTCTTGCTTTTGGATTTTTAGGATCAAAAAATAATAAATCAATTTTTGAACCTAATAAATGTGAACCTTTTACTGATCCTACACCAGTAACATGGTTTGCATCATTATATGTTGAAATTCCAACGTTATATCCTTTTTCTAATAATTTTGCTTTAAACTTATTATATGCAGTTTCCATTCGTTTAGCATTTTCTATCTGTACAGCACGCACATTTTCTTCAGAAATATTTGAAAAATTGTCATCTCTAAAATGTTCTAATGCGGCTTTTGTTTCCATATCATTAACTTTAAAATCTTTATAACTGTCACCCGAATTGTATTTCTTAGTTTTTGGTTTATCATCATTACCAAATTTAAAGTTACCAAATTCAAATTTCTGATTTTGCTCATCAACAATAAGTGATTTCATTTTAGGATTATACGCTGGTGAACCATTTTTAATAATGGTTCCTTTTACAACATCTGCTTCAGTGAAATTTGGTATGACTGTATCAACAATGAATACAGCACTTATATCAATCGGTTGTGCCTGACCATCACGCTTAAATGATGGTTCTTCATAACTACTTAAATGGCACACATATCCTTTAGTAGAATTTCTTTGAAAATGAGTATCAAATTGTGTTATCTGAATAGTTATATAATATGGATTTCTAGAATAACTATTATGAACAAGACTATCTATGAATGTAGATACAAGCATATAGTCATTTTCTTCAAATGTAATTTCAAGCTTTCTCGCACCAGGACTATATGTAGGTACTGACTTTATGGCATTACCAAAGAATGAAAAACCAATATTGTTTTCAATTTCCATTTTCGGTAAATTTATAGATTTAACACAATAAGTTAAACCGTCATCATCAACCAATGAAGTATACCATTTTGTCTTAAATTGAAATGGAAGTCTTGGTTTTAACTTATAAAATTGTACAACATTCAAAGCCATAATATATTTATGAAACGTGTGTATAAATATATTACTATGCCTGATTTTACACATAAAAGTTATATAGATGATACCAAAGAATCAAGAGCACTAATTGAACAACAAATGTACCGAAGTATGGGTAATGCAAATTATTATCCAGAAGGACATACGAATGCAGCTATGGCAGCAGCCAAACAATACCAAACTCATGAATCAATGCAAACTATTGAAAAAGATCGTGATTTGACTGAAGATGAAAAAGCAAAATTACAAGAATTTGCTAAAACTGAAGCAGCTACAATGATAGAAGAGGCAAGTAAAGAAGCCCAAAAGGATATACAAGGTAAGCGAGCACCGGCAGTAAAAAATCCAGATTTAGGCGATGCTCCCTCCATAGAAGAATCTATATTAAGAGAATATGGAAATAACTTCTTTGAATTATGGACTTATGACTCATCATGTAAAAGTGATAAAAATAAAAATGGAATGGTTAAAATTGCTGGTATATTAAAACAATTACCAACATTTACTCTGAACTCTACTTGGGAGGCTGGTCCTGCGGCGGCATTGACTGACATAGTAAAAGGTTTTATGTGTTCTGACCTAATGGAGATGTTAAATGCTTATAGTGGTTGGGACCGTTCTTGGGTTAATGTAGATGAAGGTACAGACAGAGTATATGCTAGTGTTTCACAAACATCATTCAATCTTGAATTTAGAGTATATACGAACCAAACCATAGGTTCTAGAGTATTTTCGTCTTGGGATACAATTAAAAATGTATTGGCTTTGTTTGCCCAGCCAAGTATTGCTTCTAAAGTAAGTATAAATGCTATGGGTAATAATGTAGTTAATAGCGTTGCACAAGGTCTTGATAAAACAATGGATTTATTAAGTAATGCTAGAGATACAGTATCAAATAATGTAAAAGATAGTGCCAGTACTATTGATGCATTAGGTCAATCTGTTGTGGATGTAATGAACAGTGCAGCTGAAATGGTATACTCTAGAGATGATTATAGACGTGTTGAAGGACCAGCTAATGATAAAAGTTTCTATGGTGGTAAATTGTGGAAATTAAGACTAATGCCAGGTATATTTCAAAGACCATTGATTGTTTATGTTCCTAGCTGGTCAATGAATATATCAAAAGAAATAAATTTTACAACAAATGAACCTATTTATGTTGATTTTACAATTACTTGTCAATTAGACCAGATACCTAATTCTCATACCTGGACTTATTACTTTGATAAGAATGTTGGCACAAATGTATTCAATAAAGACTTCTTTAATACACCAAAACCAAAACAAGAAGAACCTCCTGTTGATGAAGATGCTGTTCGCCGTAGAGCCAATGATAGAGCACAATACCATTATAGCCGAGCAAATGCTTCAGATAAAACAGCAACAACTCGTCCCAATACTTATGATG